ATGTCAGAGAAAGAAAAGATTGCAGTTGTACGGAAGGCGACGGTTTACGACCTGCAGAAGATCCTTGACAAAGGCGAGAAGGGCAAAACCTACACCGTCGACGAAATCAAAGATCTGATGGACGCGTATGTTGTTGGCGCTGAGCAAAGTTAACCGAGGCGGGGCAGGTAACCGCCCCAGCCGAAAGAAGATACATTATCGAGTACTGACTTACGCATATCGTTGCGCGCTGTTAGCATTTTGTTAGCAAAATGCGCTTGCATTATGTGGAAAACAATCGTAAATCCGCGACATTTTTCGCACTGCAAAGCACCTTGAGAGCGCCGTAAAGCATTGATAAACAAAGAAAAACCAGCAATCGCAATGGGTTGCTGGTTTTCTCTGTTCTGGTGGAGCTTGACCGCTCAAATCCGAACACCGAAAAGTCTTGGTTTTATTCGATGTCAGATTGTAAACGGAAGTGATTTTATACCATCCGTCAGGCTCATCCCATACCGTAACCGAGTTTACGAGCAGGTCGATGATATGCCTACGGAACTCCTCATCCTCAATATCTCCGTTGCAAAACTCACTCAACCACCAAACGATATGGTCTTTTTCCAAAATCACATAATCGTCTTGTGCGACAACGAGCCGTTTCTCGATGGCTCGTTTTTCTTTTTCCAACTCTCTCAGTCGGTCGGCTATTGTATCGGACTCGACACCTTTCTCGACCATCTTGACAAGGTTGTTGATAGAACGCTCTGTATCGTGAAGTTGGTCTTTCAACGCCGGGATGATAGAGTTCTCCTCCATCTCTCTGATAGACTCTTTGACGGCAATATCAGCAAGTTCATCTATCGTCTCAGGGGTGAGAAGCGTGAGAGCATCTTCCACAACGGCTCTTTCGATAAAGTCCTTCTTCAACGGCTTCTTGTCACAGGTATGCTCTCTCTTGCGCTTTCCGCAGGTGTAATAAAAGTAGGTTGTACCACCTTTGCCTGTACCGCTCTCGCCCGTCATAAGCGAGCCACAATGACCGCAAAAGAGTTTTTGTGATAGGAGATAGTCTATCTTTGCTTTACCTCTTGACGGGGCTTCTGCGTTCTTGGAGAGCTTCTTTTGCACAATCGCAAAGGTGTCCTTGTCAACAATAGCAGGTACGCCGCCCTCAATACGAAGGTCTTTGTATTTGTAAATACCGATGTACCGTTCATTCTTGAACATCGACCGAAAGCTGTTTTTGTTGAACTCTGCGTTCTTTGCCGTTCTATATCCTTTGGTATTAAAGGTCTCGCAAATCTCAGCAACGGTAGCTCCGTTGGCATAGAGGTCAAAGGCTTCTCGGACGATAGCTGCTCCTGCTTCATCTATCACGAGCTTCTTGTTCTCAATCTTATAGCCGAGAGGAACATGACCGCCTATACTATGGCACTTGTTTGCAGATTCAAACATTCCTCTCGTGATTTTCTGAGAAAGCTCTTTGGAGTAAAACTCAGCCATACCTTCGAGGACTGCTTCAAGGATGACCCCTTCCGGGTTGTCAGAGATGTTCTCGGTTGCCGAAATGACACGAACACCATTCTTTTTGAGTCGTGCTTTATAGGTGGCAGAATCATATCTGTTCCGGGCGAAGCGGTCGAGCTTATAGACAACGATGCCCTCCCATAGCTGCTTTTCGCTATCTCGTATCATCCTCTGAAACTCGGTGCGCTTGTCCGTGTCCTTAAAAGCCGATGTAGCCCGGTCAATGTACCTGTCTACAATCTCGTATCCCTGTTGCTCACAGAACGCCGTACAGACTCGGTTTTGTCCCTCAATAGATTGCTCGGTCTGACGGTCGCTGCTATACCTCATGTAAAGAACTACTCTCATTGCTTACCTTCTTTCAGGCTGAAAGCATAGTTCAGCAGTTCCATTTGCTTTCTCAGCGGGAAGTTCCGATATAGGTCAATCAATTCAAGCTCCTGAGCCGTAAATCCCTCTGTACCGTTGATATTGAGGGTTGCGTTGGGGCTTTCATTGATAGCGTTGAAAAGATGATTGTTGCACCTATCAATGTGAACAGAGGGGAATCTCTTCTGTTCCCACTTCTCCATTGCAAGTTCAAATCCCTGTTCTGCTACGGCTTTGATTCTCAGACTCTCGGCAGTAAAGTCGGCACTCGACAGGTAGATGTAATGTCCGTCCTTGCCGATGGAATAATCATCACGCTCGTCCTGTTGCACCTCAAACCCGTTATCTTCAAGCCATTCAAGAACTAAGCCTAACGCCTTTCGAGCTAAATCCTCCTCGGTTTCTTCGCCCAACAGATATTCGATGCTGACATTGAAGTACTTTGCCAACAGGTACAGATTTTTGTCGCTCGGATTTGAGGTTTTCAGGTTACTGCGGAAGTTCTTTCCGACTCCGCTCTGCTCAAAGGCGGTGGTAAGATTGACTCCTTTTTCCTTACAAAGAGCGGTAATGCGCTCCATCAACAGTTCCTTGTTCATATCATGCTCCTCCTAATTAGGGAAAATTATTTTTGAATTTTTCCTAAAACCACTTGACAAGCTCCTATATGGGGAGTATAATATACTTGTAAACAACAAACGGCAACAAGAAAGACACCCTCGACAAGTTCTTTCTTTGCCGAAGCTCCTCAATGGTATTAGGTATGTGGCAATACTATTATACCATTAGAGACGAGTTTTGTCAACCGTTGTTGTATACAAAGTTTAAGAAAAAGGAGGTTGACCATGTGAGAGAGGAACGAGACAGAATCCGATTGATGCTCTATCGGAACACTCTTACGAACGCTTGGCTCGTGAATCGTCTCGAAGAACGAGGTGTTATCACCGAGAAAACGGAGATGAGTTCTGTCCTTCGTGGAGTTCGTAAGGGTGCGAAAGCGGAAACCATCATCAAAACTTCCCTCGAAATCCTCGATGACTATGAATCGAAGATGGGAGTTTGTGAGTGAGTACTCCGTTAGAGGAGTCTACGAAAAAGAGAATCGGCAGACTTCTCGCCAAAACAGTTTCCCGGTATTTGAAGGATGAAGAGCATCGCCGGGAGTTTGAAGAATGGTACTTCAAAAAGTACGGTGTGAAGTATCAATGGAAGTTTGGAGGTGTTTCAATATGACAACCGTCCATAAGAAACGGCATGGTGGTATCAGACGATGGCTTGTGAGAAACAGTCTTAGTTTGGCTCTCATAGGAATCATCTTACTTTCCATGACGGTGGGTGCGATAGGTTGTTTAGCGTTTCTTCCCAAACCGCCGAACACCTCAGCACCCGAAACAAAAACCGATGTTTCGACCGCAGCCGTAATGCAGCCGGACATCACAAGTCCGAGTCTTGACCCCATCCCTGAGCCGCAGGTCTTTTACTTCGATGTTCCTCTCTCCGAGGAGTTACAGGACTACATACGAAAGAAGTGTTCGGAGTACGAAGTGCCTATGGAGCTTGTGATTGCTCTGATTGACAAGGAAAGCTCGTTTCGGTCAGATGTCGTGAGTACGACCAACGACTACGGGTTTATGCAAATCAACCAATGTAATCATGAATGGCTGTCCTCAACGCTCGGGGTGAGTAACTTTCTTGACCCAAAGGAAAACATCTTGTGCGGTATCTACATTATCTCAGGACATCTCGAAAAGACCGATGGTAATGTCGAACTTGCTCTCATGCGGTACAACTGCGGTGCGAGCGGTGCAAGAAAACTGTGGAATCAAGGAATCTACTCAACAAACTACTCCCGCTCTGTAATGACTCTCTACGAGTCTTACAAAGAGAAAGCCGCCAACGGTGCGGTAACACCGTAAGCGGCAAAGGAAATTAACCCGCTATCATTATAGCACAACCTGAAACAAAAATCAAAGGAGATTTTCGTTATGACAAAAGCAAACATCAAAATCGCTCCTTCGAGCGTAATCAACTACGGCGGTTTGGATTGCATCGTTCTCGATGTTGAGCAGGACAAGATTCTTGTTCTCGCTAAGGAATCCATCGGCAATATGCCCTTCGATGAGGGCAACAGCAATAACTTCCCGAAGGGTACGCTTTGCAAGTATCTCAACGGTGAGTTCATCAAGAAGCTCAAAGCCAATGGTGCAGACACTTCGGCACTTATCCCTACGACTATCGACCTGACTTCTGATGATGGCTTGAAGGACTATGGGGAAACCACTCAGAAGATTTTCCTTCTCACTTGCGATATGTACCGCAAGTACCGCTCCGTCATCCCTAACCTCGATGATTGGTGGTGGCTCGCAACTGCGTATAGCACTGAGTCCAATGGGTACGCCCGCAGCGCTCGGATTGTCTACTCGGGTGGTAGTTTGAGCGGCAGCGGTGCTTGCATTGGTAGCAATGGCGTTCGTCCCGCTTTCTATCTGAAATCTTCCATCTTGGAATCTCTTTCCCCTTCACTCTCCGAGTTCACGACCGAAGAGCTTTTGAAGGAGGTGCTACGCCGCAATGCCGAGAGTACTGAAACTGAGTGATGACAAGATAGAAACCCTCTTTGATGCAAAAGACTTCGAGTACTTGATTGATAAGTACATGGGCTATGAAGCAGTTCAGTACTTTCGAGAACTGATGAACGAGGTCGAAGAAGAACGGCAAGAGGTCTGGTCTACTCGTTCAGATATTGAAGGTCAGACCCTCGACCTCATTTCCCGGATAAAGCTCTTGGATGAAGATGACCGGGAAGAGATTGCCGAAGAGTTCAAGGCTATCATGGAGGATATTTTCGGATTGGAGGAATGAGATGAGTAATCGGAAACTTGGCAACAGTTTTGAGTCCGAGTTGTGCGAAATCCTCTTCAATCATGGGTTTTGGTGTCATAACTTGGCTCAAAATCAAGCGGGACAACCCGCCGATGTAATCGCTGTGCGAAATAAGGTGGCATACCTCATCGACTGTAAGGTATGCTCCGGGAAAGGATTCCCGCTCAGTAGAGTTGAGGAAAATCAGGATTCCTCAATGAGCTTGTGGAAAGATTGTGGAAACGGCGAAGGTTGGTTTGCAATTAAACTCGCTGGGGTGGTCTACATGATTCCTCACTTTACAATCAAAGCGTTCATGAATGAGAAGTCATCCATGACGGCGCAAGACATATTCGAGTACGGGAAGTCCCTCGATAAATGGATTGCAAAATGCAAGTGACTGTCGGCAGCACTATTACAGTCGAGAATCCCTCACAGGAGTTGATTCAATGGTGCAGCCAAAATCTAAAAATCAGAAACCCCGACTACTCTAAGAAGGTGCGAATGCACTTTTGGGTCGGAAATACCCCGGAAATCCTGTCGCTATACGAGGTACGAGGAAATGCTCTCATCCTTCCTTTTGGTACACTGAGGGCAATCGCTCCGATGCTTCAAGGTGCTGAGACATTTACAGACTTCTCCGAAGCAACTCCGATAGACTTCAAGTGTCGAGTACCGTTATATGACTATCAGCAAAAGGCGGTCGATGAAGTGCTTGCAAAGCATTACGGAATCCTTCAAAGCCCGGCAGGAAGTGGAAAAACTCAGATGGGAATATCCCTCGTGGAACGGCTCGGTCGAAGAACACTATGGTTGACTCACACGAAAGACCTGCTCAACCAAAGTAAAACTCGTGCCGAACAGTACATGAAGGAATCGCTTATCGGGACAATCACCGAAGGTAAGGTGAGCATCGGGAAGGGTATCACATTCGCAACCATACAAACCATGTGTCGCTTAGACCTTGCTCAGTACAAGTACTTATGGGATGTCATCATAGTCGATGAGTGTCACAGATGTTCCGGGACACCTACGGCGATGACTCAATTCTATAAGGTACTGAACAGCTTGTCTGCCCGACATAAGTTCGGGTTGTCGGCTACCGTCCATCGTTCCGATGGGATGATAGCTGCAACCTACGCCCTACTCGGTCAGGTGGTTTACACTGTCCCGGATGAAGCGGTCGGAGACCGCATAATGAAGGTCGGTGTAAGACCCATCTATACCGGGATAAAGCCCGGAAGAGAGTGTATCAACACTGACGGTACTCTCAACTATACGAAGCTCATTACCTATCTTTGCGAAAATGGTGAGCGAAATCATCAAATCAGTTCGTGGATAGTCAGCGAGAGCGAACACTCCTCTCTCATTCTGTCCGACCGTTTGGAACATCTTGAAACGCTTATGAATACGCTTCCCGCTAATATGCGAAGACAGGCGGTAATGATAAGCGGTAAGATGACAACCAAAAAGGGCAAGGCAGAGCGGGAAAAAGCGATTGAGGATATGCGGATGGGCAACAAGAAATACCTGTTTGCTACTTACTCTCTTGCCAAAGAAGGTCTCGATATTCCTTGCTTGGAGCGGCTTTATATGGCAACTCCTCAAAAGGACTACGCCGTAATCACTCAGAGCATCGGGCGTATCGCTCGAACTCACGAAGGTAAACAAGAGCCTGTCTGCTACGACTTTGTTGATGATAGTCAGTACCTTGTCAAGTCGTTCAAACGAAGATGCACCACTTACCGCAAAAACGGATGCTACTTTGTAGAGGAGGACACGGAATGAGCGTTAAGGAAAATCTGAAATATCATACCAACTTTCAAGTCATTGAAAGCAATGTCCCTCCGAAGAACAACCGCAGCGGCTACAAGGGTGTATGGTGGGATGCTCACCGTCAGATGTGGGTAGCGTATATCTCAGTTCACGGCAAGCGGATTCATCTCGGCAGATACCATCGGCTCGAAGATGCGGTGAAAGCTCGACAGCGTGGTGAGGATGAGTACTTCCTTCCCCTCATCGAGCGAAAAGCGGCTGAGGAGGTGGCAGAGTGATTAAGGTTAATGAACTGTTTGCCGGGATTGGAGCGTTTCGCAAAGCACTCGAAAGGCTGAACATTCCTCATGAGATTGTCGGTATCTCTGAAATCGACAAATATGCTATCAAATCCTATGAAGCTATCTATGGTGCAACCCGAAACTATGGAGACATCTCAAAGGTCGCAAAACTCGACTATGCCGATTTATGGACTTATGGCTTTCCATGTCAGGACATCTCACAGGCAGGTCATCAAGCAGGAATCATTAAGGGCGAAACTCGTAGTGGTCTCCTGTATGAAGTCGAACGGCTTTTAAGTGTTGCCGCCGAACATGGGGAATTACCAAAGTATCTTATCCTCGAAAATGTCAAAAACCTCGTGGGTAAGAAGTTCATCAAGCAATTTGAAGCATGGCTCAGTTGGTTAGATGAACTCGGTTATAACTCCTATTGGCAGGTCATCAATGCGAAAGACTGTGGTATTCCTCAAAATCGAGAGCGAGTATTTGCGGTCAGTATTCGCAAGGACATTGATAACGGATTCGCTTTTCCTCAACCTCAAACTCTTCAATGCTCTATGGATGATTTTCTCGAAGAAAATGTCTGGGAGAAATACTTTCTCTCAGATGCGTTCTTGAAGGATGCCGAAGAGCGGTCAATAAGAATGGCAGCTATCGGCAATGGTTTTAAGTTCGAGCCGAGAGAGAGAGAGAGACGGATAATCGCCCATACGATAACCACCAAAGCGGGTCAAAGAATTACCGACAACTTCATCAAAGAGCGATTGTGTTAGGAAGGGTCTTAGGCAAAAGTGGGAAGTACCATCAAAATCAAGAGGTCTATTCTTCAAAAGGTTTGATTGGGACAATTAAGGCTTGCCACTCCAAAGACCCACCAAAGGTAGGTGTATATGAAGTGTAATCAAATTGGTGTCCTCTCAGGCGGTGTGTGGGACAAAATGTACGAGCAATCCCGGAGAGTGTACGCAACTGACGGATTATCTCCCACCCTACACACTTGCGGGGGGGGGTAATCAGGAAATAAAGGTGGCAGTTATGGAGAACAACGAACAATTCCGCATTCGCAAACTGACACCCCTCGAATGTTGGAGACTGATGGGCTTTGACGATGAGGACTTTCGGAAAGCGGAAGCGGTAAACAGTAATTCGCAATTATACAAACAAGCCGGGAACTCGATTGTCGTGAATGTGCTTGAAGGGATTTTAAGAAATCTACTTCTTTCCGCAGACCCGCACAAGCAGGAAGCACAAGACATCTTGAAATGGCTTGATGAAGTAATGGAGGTGAGAGATTGACTTTCATATTCGACTGCGAGGTATTCGCTTTTGATTGGCTCTTTGTGTTCAAAGACCTCGACAGCGGCGAATATACGGTCATCCACAACGACAACGAAGCGGTCAAGTCGTTCATGGAAAACGACCCTCTTCTCGCAGGTTTCAACAATAAGCACTACGACCAATTCATTCTGAAAGCGGTGCTTTCGGATGCAACCCCGGAACAAATCAAGGAACTCAACGATTATGTCATCGTTCACGGTGAGGTCGGATGGCAACATCCGCTCGTAAGAGACTGCAAGGTTTACTTCGAGCAATTTGACCTTTTCGATGACTGTCAGGCAGGACTTTCGCTGAAAGCGATTGAAGCCCATCTCGGAATGGATATTCGAGAGTCTGAGGTTGACTTCAACATCGACCGTCCGCTCACCGAAGAAGAGCTTGAAGAGACCATCTTCTACTGCAAACACGATGTTGATGCTACCGAAAAGCTCTACCACCTGAGAAAGAGCTACATCGAAAACAAGCTCATGCTTGGGAGAATCAAGGGTATTCCCGATAACCGGGCGTTGTATATGACAAACGCAAAATTGACCGCCGCTTATCTCGATGCTGTTCCGAAGGAGCATGATGACGAACGAGAGTATGTTTACCCGGACAATTTGCTCCGAGAGTACATCCCCGAAGATGTATTCAGCTTCTTCAATCGTATCTACGACCGCTCTCTTTCCGATGAAGAGGTGTTCAAGAGCAAGCTCAACTTCAAAATCGGGGATTGTGAGGTGACAATCGCCTATGGCGGGATTCACGGTGCTATTCCTTGCTATCGGGAGAAAGCACAAAACGGTAGACATTTGAGAAACCGTGATGTCGGCAGCTACTATCCTCACCTTATGACATTGGACGGATATTGCAGCCGGAACATCCCCAACCCTCAGAACTATGCCGATATGCTCGAAGCCCGAATGAAAGCGAAGAAGTCCGGGGATAAGGCAACCGCCAACGCATTGAAACTCGTTGCAAACACGACCTACGGTGCAATGCTTTCGAAGTACAACGACCTGTTTGACCCTCTCATGGGTCGCTCAGTGTGCATCACCGGGCAACTCCGACTCTTGGAGCTTGCAATTCATCTCGTGAGAGAATGCCCTTCCCTCAAAATCGTGCAGCTCAACACAGATGGCATTATGGTGAGTCTCAGCGATGATGACCTCGAACGCTACGATGCTATATGTCAGGAGTGGCAGGACAGAACGGGCTTTGAACTCGAAGAGGACACCATCTCTGAAATCATTCAGAAGGATGTCAACAACTATGTCGAGATTGCCATTGACGGCAGCACGAAAATCAAGGGCGGTCAGTTGGTGCGTGGTATTGCTCCGGCAGGAGCGTTCAATATCAACAACAATGCAACTATCGTTGCCAAAGCGATTCTCGACTACTTCGCAAAGGGTGTTTCGGTCGAAGATACCATCAACAGTTGTAACGACCTTCTCAGCTTTCAGCTTGTGGCAAAAGCATCGGGTCTCTACTCCGAAGTCAATCACATTGTTGACGGCGAAAAAATCCCTGTTCAGAAATGCAACCGGGTCTACGCCGTCAAAGATACCCGATACGGAACACTCGTCAAGACCCATGCCGAAAAAGGTAACGATGCCAAAATCGGCGGTCTCCCTGAGCATTGCATGATTGACAATACCAACGAACTTACCGTTGCGGTACTCGACAGGTCTTGGTACATCAAGCTCGCTCAGAAGTATGTAAACGACTTTCTCGGAATCAAGCCGCCGAAGAAGAACACTCGTAAAATCAACAGCTTGAAAAAACAAATCCTTAAAATATTGGAGGTCTGAAAAATGGCAACAAAGAAAACTGAAACAACCGTTGATACCGCCACAATGAATGTGTGGCAGAAGCTCCTTGCGGCAAGGATTGAGTTCCTTCGTAGGGGCGTAACAAAGTCGGGGGTCAACCTTCACGCCGAGTTCAAGTATTTCGAGCTTGAAGATATTGTCCCCGCGGCAACCGAGATTTTCTCGAACTTCAACTGCGTATTCCTCACGAGCTTCCCCGATGGCAAGGCGGTCGGCAGGTTCATCAACCTCGACAATCCCGATGAGCAGGTGGTCGTTGAGTTTACCGCCCGTTCCATCGCAGAGCCGGGCAAGTTCCGTATGAATGAGGTACAGGGTCTCGGTGCGGAAATCACCTATATGCGCCGTTATCTCTACTTCCTCATCCTCGATGTAGTCGAAGCCGATGCGTTCGATGCCGAGTCCGGCAAGGATGCTCCCGCTCCGAAAGCAGAGCCGAAGAAGCCTGTTTCTACCGAGAAGCGTGAGGAAATCAAACAGGGTCTCACCGCCCCGGAAGCCAACGCCGATGAGCTGCAAATCAAAGCTCTGAAAGCCGTCTTGAAAAAACTGAAAGAGGTCGATTCTACTCAGGAAGAGTTTATTCAGCAGGTGGCAATCAAAACTGAGGGATTCACCAAAATCTCGAAGTCCGCTTGTGAGCAGCTTGTTTTGAAGGTCGGCGAGATGGTCGAGAACTACAACATCGAGGAGGAATAAGTCATGGAATGGTTAGAAGGAAACAAAATCAAGGTCGTACCCCCTAAGAGACCAAAGAAGCTGACGGCAACTCGATTCGCAACCGTTCTCGGTCTGAATCCGTGGTCTACCCCCTTTGAGGTATGGTGCGAAATCACGAGGACTTATCAGAAGCCTTTTGAAGAGACCATCTATACCGCCGCAGGTAAGACTATCGAGCCGAAACAGGCTCAGTTCATGAAGAAATCTTACTTCATGACGAACATTGTTACCCCAACTGACATTTACGGTGAGGACTACTTCAACCGTACTTATGGAGACTTCTTTAAGGATGAGCCTATCTTCGGCGGTATGTGGGACTACCTGCTCTTCGATGAGAACAAGAAGCCCGTTACCGTCCTCGAAATGAAAACCACCAAACGAGCCGAGGATTGGGCTAAGGACATTCCCGAATATTACGCTCTGCAAGCGGCTTTGTACGCCTACCTGCTCGGTGTGGATGATGTCATCATGGTTGCTTCTTTCCTCTCGGATAAAGACTACAAAGACCCTTCGCAGTTTGTTCCGAGTGCGAAAAACACCATCACCGTTCCCTTCAAGGTGTCCGAAAGATACCCTGAGTTTAAGAAGCTCGTAAAAAAGGCTGAGAAGTGGTGGAAAGACCATGTAGAGACGGGTATCTCCCCTGCGTTCGATGAGAAAGCCGATGCCGAGATTCTGAAAGAACTTCGCACAAACACTCTCAACCCGGAGTCGGACATCGAAGCTCTGCTCCGAGAAGGTGAGGAATTGAAAGCGGAAATCGACCGTCTCTCTGCTCCCATCGAGCCGCTTGAAAAACGCTTGAAGGTCGTTACCGACATCATCAAGCAACACGCCCTTGCTCAGTTCAGGGACGGCGATAAGAAGGTTTCCATCCGTGGAGAAAAGTACGAATGGAATGTTTCTCGCTCCGAAACCTCGGAAATCGACAAGGACGGTCTGAAAGCTGATGGCTTACTCGCTAAGTACACGAGAGCAAAGGTCAGCTACCGTATTACAACCAAAGCCATTGAGGAGGAAGCATAATGTATATCAATCCGTTCGTTGCAGGTGTTCTCGTTACCGTCATGGTCGAGCTTATCATCGTCATTGCGGGTGCGGTCATCGCAGCCGCCAACAAGAAAAGAAAGTGAGGAAAACACAATGAAGTTTACTAAGTTCGTCAAGTCCCTTGCATCCGAGGGCGTTATCTATGAAACCAATCAGATTCTCGAAAAGCGTTGGCTTGCTTCCGTTTCCGTTCTCATGGCTATCCCCGATATCGTAAGAAGCGTAACCGCTTCCGACATCAAGGAAGCCCCGGAAACCATTAAGAGAATCATCAACGGTATCGGCAACACGGTCGATGCCACTCTCGAAAAGGCTATTATGCCTATCGCAGACGGCAAAATCAAGGATTGTGTGAGAGTTTATCAGTCCGAGGACGGCGGTATCTCTCTTCCGATTTGCAATGATGACTATGGTCTCATTGAGAAATCAGACATCACCGAGATTCTGTATCACTATGAAAACGACAACCCCACTCCCGATGCGCTGCTCATCAAGAAAGCCGGAATGATTCCGACAGATGACTACGAGTTGGTCGGTATCATCTTTCCCATCATCGAAGAATAACAAGGAGGATAAAGCAAATGGCTAAAATCGCATTGACCGAGGGTTTTTCCCTCATCCCGGAAGGAACGCACATTTTCAAAATCATCGAGGTCTCCTATAAGGAAGAGTTCGGCAAGTTGGAGGTCAAGATGAAAACCGCAAAGGGGCAGACCCATGTTGAACGCTTCAACCTTATGAAGCAGGACGGGTCTATGAATGAAGGTGCGTACAACGCTTTCTCCTTCTTCGCAAAGACCGCTTTGCAGGACTACACACTCACCGAAATCGACCACAATGACCTTGTGGGGCGTTACATTCAGTGCAGCGTTGAGCATGATGTTCAGCCGTCTAACAAAGACCCGAATAAGACCGTTACCTTCATCCGTCTCGGAGATAAGTCTCCTGCTGACGGTTTTGACGAAGAGGAAGTTCAGACCCCCACTCCGAAAAAAGCTGCTCCTACCGCAAGCAAGGCAGCACCGAAGAAGAGCGGCGGTTTCGACCTCGACTCCCTGTTGGGCTAACAATGGCGGAATCCAAACTGCTGAGGGAATGCACGAAATACCTTAGTTCTGAGGGTATCTACTATACGAGAAGTTCTCCGGGTGTCCTCGCCTGTATCAACGGGCAGTTTGTGATGTTCGAGTTCGAGGAAACAACACCACCTCGCAAGCTAACAGCGAGCGGCGGTCTCAGTTACCGCCCTCGCTCCTTGCGAGACTTCATCGGCAAAGTACGAGCAATTCAGAATGATACTTGCGGTAGGAAGTGAGGTATTATGGCATTGAAAATTGGAGGAACAATTCAAATGAGTACAAGTAAAGTCGAGCATCACGCTCGTATCTGTGAGGAAATCAATAAGCTCTACGAGCGTAAAAATCACGACTACGGTGATAGCTTTCATCAAACTTTCGCCGAAGAAGGAATGGCAATGGCTCGTATCCGTTTGGGAGACAAGCTCAGTCGCTTCAAGACCCTCTCCCGTGGCGGTGAGCAGAAAGTCAATGACGAGTCCATCCGGGACACTTTGATTGACCTTGCTAACTATGCAATCATGACCGTGTTGGAAATGGAGGTTGCGAACGATGACGGGAAATGAATATCAGAAGGAAGCCCTGAGAACGGCAAGCGGCATGAACTATGAGCATCATGGTATGCTCATCAACGGTGTACTCGGCTTGTGTGGTGAAGCGGGTGAAGTCGCTGACATTGTGAAGAAAGCAACCTTTCAGGGTCATGAACTTGATACAAAGCATATTGCCGAGGAGCTTGGTGACTGTGCTTGGTATTTGGCAATCGCAGCCGCCGCTATCGGCATGGGGCTTGACGATATTTTTGAAATGAACAAGACAAAGCTCCGTGAAAGATACCCGGATGGGTTTTCTTGCGAAAAGAGCCTTCATAGAAAGGAGTACGAAGATGGACAAAGCCAACAGAATTGAGATTTTCAAATCTATGATGCTGTGTCTCGATGACCCGGAAATCCCGGAAAAGCTCGAAGAGTGGGGGTTCTTCGATGCACCTGCATCTACGAAATATCATGGCAACTACAAAGGCGGTCTTTTCGACCATTCTTTCGCAGTTACCGAGGCTCTTGTTGACCTCACCGAGAAGAACGGTCTCATTTGGCAGCTCAAACGCTCACCGTGGATTATCGGTATGTTTCACGACCTCTGCAAAATCGACCAATACCGTCATCCCGTTACGGGAAGAATTATTGACGGAGATAAGTATTGCCCCGTCTACGATGAGCAGAGTTGGGAGTACAACACCGAAACGCTCCTCAAAGGTCACGGAGATAAATCGGTTATGCGTTGTGCATCTCTGCTCCAACTGACAGAGGAAGAAGTCATGTGCATTCGTTATCACATGGGAGCGTTCACCGACAAGGAAGAATGGCAGGACTACACGAGAGCGATTCATCGCTATCCGAATGTCCTGTGGACTCATCAAGCCGACATGATTGCGGCTCATATAAAGGGGCTTTGATATGAAAATCATTAAACCATATCATGAGATTCTTACCCCGGTTGATGGGGTGCAGATGCTCAAACATATTGAAAGCTGTGGTCGTATCTGCTACAAGAGCGAACACAAAATCACCGATGATAGTTACCTCTCGTTCGTGAGGAACATCGTCAAACGGGGACATGAAGCTGTTCTCGAACATTCCTCTCTCTCAGTGAAGTTCGTATGTGACAGGGGCGTTTCTCACGAAATTGTCCGTCATCGACTTGCTTCCTACTGTCAGGAGTCTACCCGGTACTGCAATTACTCGAAGGACGATTTTCAAAGCGAAATCACCGTCATTGAGCCGTCCTATCTCGACAAGAGCGCAGCGGGCTATCACATTTGGGAACGCTCCTGCAAGAACGCTGAGACTGCCTACTTCGACCTGCTTGACTTTGGTTGTTCTCCGCAGGAAGCGAGAGCTGTTCTCCCGAACAGTCTGAAAACCGAAATCGTAATGACTGCTGACCTCAGAGAGTGGAGACATTTTCTGAAACTAAGAACTTCTCAGGCGGCTCATCCGCAGATTCGAGAGGTTGCTATTTCTCTGCTCAACGAACTCAAATCCCTCATTCCTGTCATCTTCGATGACATCGAGGTTTAAGATGAGCTACCGAAGGGTCGGCTATCTCGAACAATGTTGGTACATCATCCGCTACTTCGTCCGTAACTTGTTCAGGAGGAAGCAGAAATGAGAGTAAAACAGTATAAGGGTAAGGTTTTCGGCGCAGACCTTACCGCCAAAGAGCGACTTGCTATGAACATCGAAATCAACCGTCAAATCGTTGAAGCCGACCGAAAGTACACGAACGATATTGATGCGATGGTCTTGTATACCCTTCATGTTCATCTTGGTTTCGGTAAGAAGCGACTCAGGCGGTTTTGGGAAGCGTTTCAGCAGGAGCATAAAGCCCTCGTTGAGTATTATCAAATGCCCGATGATGGCGCATGGCTTTGTCAGAGAAAATTGAAAGACATCGGTGTAGATGTCGAAGAATGGAACAAGGAGGTCAACAATGAGACTGAAAAACAACAAAGGTAAAGTCCATTTCATTATGGTTGCGGGGAAAGACTTCGTGCAGAACGAAATGGGTATCAACGCCGCCAACGCTCTTATCGAAAAGGGCGAAGTAACCGAGAGCAAACAGTTTGAGGGCTATCCTATTTGCGTTGACGGCAAGTATTTCTTCGAGGGTACATACTCAAAGAAGAAAAAGAAAGCTGCTGCATCCCCGGAGGTTGAGCCGGAAGATGCGCCCGAACAGGGATAACGCTCTGTGAGATACGCTAATCTCCCACCCGACATTACCGCCCTCCCTCAATGGGTCTGTGTATGGAATGGCTCGAAGATACCGATGAAAGCCAACGAACGCAAAGGTGCATCGTCCGTCAACCCGGAAACTTGGTGCGATTTTGAGACAGCGCAGAAAGCCGTCAGCGATGGTATCTACGACCATATCGGGTTTGTGTTCAACAACAATGGGATTGTAGGTATCGACATCGACTGCGGTTTCGATGAGGACGGTTTTTTGTCTGAAACGAGCATCGACATCATGCGAGCTTGTCGGTCATACACCGAAAAGTCGAGAAGCGGCAGAGGTGTTCACATTCTGCTCAAAGGGGATTTACCCTTTAAGGGCAAGAATAACGGTAACGGGGTGGAGATTTACAAGAGCAGCCGATACTTCATCGTTACGGGCGAAAAGCTCATCTATGAGACGATGATAGAAAATCAGGAAGCGATTGATTATGTTGTCGGCAAGTACTTCCCGGAAACCGTGAAGGAAAACGACAGCTCCGGCAGTTCTCAGCGTATCTATTCCCCATTATACGAGAAGCCGGAGAACGGGAAAATCTCGCTCAGACCGAAGTACCCGCCAATACCGAGAGGAATGAGAAACCTGTCTCTCACCTCACTCGCCGGGCAACTTCATAATCAAGGCTACTCAAAAAAAGAAATCTATCAAGAGCTTCTACACGCAAATCAGGTTGCTTGTTCTCCTCCGCTTCCTACGAGTGAGATTCAGACTATCACGAACAGCGTTACGAAGTACAGGAGGTAAGAATGAACGAGGAGTTTATAGCAAAACTGCTCGCAGAACTCTTCGACTTTCCGTGTAACTTCTCCCCGTGTGAGGAGGAATTACACAACTCCGAAGAGAACTGTGTTTGGTGCGAGGAGCATTGCAATAAATGTGATGCAGCCGATTGTTGGATGCACTATTTTGAAATCAGGTACAAGGAGGTGAACGAAAATGAGCGAAGAAATGATGACTGAGGTAACTCCCGAACTATTCCAACTGAAAAGCGGTCAGCTCATCCTATCCGAAGAGCTTTCGAGAAAGATGTTCTACATTATGAACGCTCACCCGGAATCCCGGCAACTTGACAACAGCGGGTATTCATGGGATGAAAGCGGTATGGCTGAACTCTTTTCCGAGTGCTATAAGAATGATACTCGGTATTGCCCGGAAGCGAAGTCGTGGTACACCTACGACAATGGCGCATGGCGCAAGGATATCGGCTCTCTGCTTGTGGCTGAGAAAATCAAAGAGTTCACCCGTTTAATGGTCTTATACTGTGGAGAAATCACCGATGAGGAAAAGCGCAAGAGCTATTTTGCGTTTGTAAACAAGATGGGGGATAGGCGTTTCCGTGACAGGTTGATGAAGGATGCCGCTTCCGTCTACCCCATCTCAGCATCTCAGTTCGATGCCAACCCTAACCTCATCAACTGTCTCAACGGTACATACGATTTGGAGACCATGAGCTTCCGGGAACATAATTGGCGTGACTATCTCACGATGCAGACCAATTTTGAGTACACCATGCAAGATGACATTCGCTGTGAGCGTTGGGAAGAGTTCATCCGTGAAGTTACGAGTAACGACAAAGAGAAAGCCGACTATCTACAACGAGCGTTGGGGTACTCCATGCTCGGCACTTCCAAAGAAGAGTGTATGTTCATCCTTCACGGCAAGACAACACGCAATGGTAAGTCAACGCTGCTTGGGACGATTCATCACCTGCTCGGAGATTATGCTTCTGTCTCCCCCGTGTCGATTATCTGCAAGACCGACAGAGCAAAGAACGCAGAAGCAGCTTCCCCCACAATCGCCGCCCTTAAAGGAAAGCGGTTTGTGACAATGGCAGAAAGCAATCAGTACGGTAAACTCGATGAGGAGGTTATCAAGCAGCTCACAGGCGGCGAGGAAATAACTGCTCGGAATCTGTATGAGAGCATGATGACCTTTCTTCCGCAGTTCACGATGTGGTTGTCCTGCAACGACCTTCCGAGTGTGCAAGATAAATCCCTGTTCGCTTCCGACCGTGTGAGAGTCATCGAGTTCAACAGGCACTTCACCGAGAAGGAGCGGGACGAGAGCTTGAAGGATGCTTTCAGAACGCCCGAAGCAATGAAGGGTATCTTCACTTGGCTCGTGATTGGTTATTTCCGTTACAAGCGTTTCGGGCTGAAAATGTCTGAGAAAATGAAGGAAGTCATCAAGCAGTATGAGCGTGACAACGACCTTGTGTTGCAGTTTCTCGAAGAGCGTTGCGAGAGAAATGAGGACGCAAGCACGAGAGCAAAGAGTCTGTTCGATGCCTATAAGATTTGGTGTAAGAGCAATGGGTATTATGTTTGTACCTCGAAGAAGTTCAACGCCGGACTCGAACAACACCCGGAATGGCACAATGGTAAGAAGGTATCGCATGGGTACACTGTTTTTGACGGTGTTTCCCTGAAAACTTGTTCATAAACTATTCATAAAGCCTGTTTAGCGAGCGTTTTGGGTAGAGCGGGTAGAGTAAATTAGCTTTTTTCTATAAAGTGTCTTATAGAGAGTACTATATAGAGGACTTTACTGAAAAAGCCGATTTTCCTCTACCCACTCTACCCGACAGGCAGAAAGGAGCATACGAGATGAAAGACAAAGAATTGACTGACATCGGTCAGCAAGTAGCAAAAAGAGGGAGACCGAAAGGCTCAGGCGGCAACGAAAGGAAAGACCTTTCTTGGAACGGAAACGAAAATCTTTTACCGGGGGATAGGGGTCGCTATTTGCGACACGCCCTTGCGAGTTGGGACTTGCCTGTGATTGATATATCCGATGAGAAACAGGTTGAAGAGCGTATCATTTGGTACTTCAATCATTGCGTGGAAGATGACATCAAGCCGACTGTTTCCGGGATGTGTAATGCACTTGGTATTGAGAGAAAGACATTTTATCAATGGCAGGTTGGCGAATGCAGAGAACGCAGCCACACCCCCATTATAAAAAAAGCGAGAGCAATTCTCGAAGAAATGTGGGAAGATTGGATGGTTGATGGCAAGATTAACCCGGTCGTTGGAATCTTCCTCGGAAAGAATCACTTCGGATATGCCGACAAGCAGGACATCATTGTTACACCGAATAATCCGCTCGGTGAAGCAAGAGACCCGGAAGAAGTGCGACAGCGTTATCTTGATTCCGTGGTGGTTGATGAACTTCCACCTGATGACGGCGAGGAAAACGGCTGAGAAAAATAACTTTTTCATTTTCGGAAAACCCGCAGAAAGGACTTTTCAGAAGGTCGAAAATCAACTCGGCAAAGTTCGCCCCGGCTAACTTACACCGAAACAAAACGAAAAGTGAACGAAAAGAGACCCATTCGGGCGGCGGTGCTGCTCCGGGTGGGTCTCTCGGTCGTTTTTCGGGCGTGGCTCTGTGCGCCCTCTGCGGCTCATTGTGGGGCGTTTTGCGTGTCGGGTAGTATTCTTATACCCCCGCCGCCTTGCGTGGCTCTGTGGGCGTTTCTGCGGGCTTCCGTGAGGGCATGAGGAAAGCCGCCCGGCATTATCTCCGGGCGGCTATGCGGTCAAATATGGATTTGTGCGGCTTCTGAGCTTCCCACCATTGCACCCGCTCGGCTATGGCTTCGGGCGGTGTCATGGGTATTTTGATAAGCTCGCAGCCCTTCGGCGTGAGGTAATACCCGAAACCGTAGCGGGGCAGCGTTTCCGCTCCTTTGGTGTTGATGATGTTTCGGGAGTCCTGAGCGGTCGGACATCGTAATGCAACCCGTGAATCAAGATTGACTTTGATTTGACCGTTGATAATGTCCCGTGTTGGTCGTTGGGTCGCAAGAATCAAATGCAGGTTTGCGGCTCTTCCGAGTTGTGCAAGGCGTATTATTTGCGGCATGGTTTCCCGCTTCTGCGTGGTCATGAGGTCGGCGAACTCGTCCACAATAACAAATATGTCCGGCTCGGTGCTTTTCTTCTGCCGGGCGGCTTGCATTCGCTTGTATCGTTCTTCCATAACCTCGACAGCGTACACCAAAGCGGCGGCGATGTCGGGCGGCTCACTCGCATATATGAGCGTGTGCGGTAGTTCTTTGTAGTCGATAAGTTCAACCCGTTTCGGGTCTATCAGAATGAAGCGGCAACGGTGCGGAGCTTTGTAAAGTGCGGTGTAAATGAGCGTGTTCAAAAGTACGCTTTTGCCGCTTCCCGTACTTCCTGCAATGAGCAAATGCGGCTGTTCGAGCATATCGAGACAGACCGCCGCCGCCGTTCCTCCGGGCGTTTTCCATTCTTTCGGCATGGTTTCACCTCCTACGAAATGAGCCGGGACGAACTGCCCCGGCTCGGTGTCTCTCGTTGTTATTTGCGGGTGATTGCGTAGGCGTTGAAGGTCTTACCGTTGCCGACCTGTTGCCACTCATAGCCGCAAGCCTCGAACACGGAGCGGAAGCAGGAGACCCCACAACCACCATCAAAGGACGGCAGCCCGGCGAAAGTGTGGACGGAGTACGGGAAACCCTCGCCGCTCTCGGCGTGGTCGTACAGAATCCGCATAACTTCGGGGTTTTGATTCATAGCGGAAGCAATCGCCGCCGATTCCTTATCATAGCCGCAGCCGCTCGCCGTTCCGAAGGTGCGCCGCTGTTCTGCCGTGATGGTAGCGTGTGGAATGCTTCCCCATGTGCGGGAGCGGGTGAACTCAACCGAAATATTGACCGAGTCGGGCAGCTTGCAGGATTCAGCAAGGGCGAGAGCTTCAAGGCGTTTCGCCGTGTTCTTGGCTTCCTCTCTTGCCTTCTTCGCTTTCATCTTGGCGAGGATGTCGGCGGCGGGTTTCTCTTCGGGTGCGGTGTTCTTGATGGCTTCAAGGGTTTTCGGCGTGGTGTACTGCTTCAAATACCAACTTGCGAGAATGTCGGCGGCGGTCTTGGTTTCAACCTCTCGGTTGAACTTGTCGAGGGTTTCGGCTTCGTGGTCTGCTATTGCCTTTCTGATGTTCGGGTGCTTCTCGGTGTCGATGATGTCGAGGTTTAAGAAGTGCTTGACAAGTTCGCAAAAACGAGTCCATGCGCTTTCCTTGCTCTCTGCGCCCATGTTGGCACAATATGCGAGGTGTTCGACCTCCTGCACCTGTTCGGCGGTCAGTTTTTCGGGGTTGATGAACTTTTCAAAGCGGTCGAGGGTGTCGCAAGTCAACATTGTTTTTTTCATGGTGTTTCCTCCTTGTAATTGTGCCGGGTTTGTGCTATAATGGAGGAGCAGCCGCCCGGCGTGGGTTGGTTTGTGTGAGCGTTCCCGGTCTTGCTTTCTCAGGGCTTCCGGGTGCGCTCTCTTTTGTTTACGGTATCATTATAGTACATTCGCATTTACTTGTCAAGAGTTTCTGCGAAAGTTTTTCAAGATTTTCTGCGATTGTCAGCCGTTCAGCGTTTCAAGCTGCATTTTCTCCGGCTTTCGGCTCGGCGTTGCTCGCTGCTCAGGCGTTCCGGGGCGGCATGCCCCCGGAGGGGGAAGCCGGACGGGGCTTTCGGGGCGGGTGAGGGTCGTAACCACTCGCAAAAAATAAAAAGGCAATTCGCAAAAACCTATTGACATTCGCATAAACTTGTGATATAATAAATGCGAACAGGAGGAAGATACCATGAACTTCAAAAACGCAGTTGGATATATTCGAGTCAGCACCGAAGGACAGGTCGGAGACGATAAGTTCGGCATTGACTCTCAAAAACAATCCATTCTCCTCTACGCCAATGAGAATGGGTACAATATCGTGGAATGGTTTATCGACAAAGCTGTGAGCGGTGTCAAAGACAACCGCCCTGAGCTTGACAAGATTCTCTATGGAACTGATGTAACCAATCCTCCCTATGAAGCTGTCATCGTTGCAAAGTCCGACCGTATGGCGAGAGACATCAAGCTCTACTTCTACTACCTTTACACCCTCGAAAAGAAGAACATCAAGCTCCTGAGTGTCTGTGAGCAATTTGATGATGATAACGGTCTGAGCGGTATCTATCGCTCCATCATGCTTTTTGTAGCAGAGCAGGAACGGCGCAACATTGCGATGAGAACAAGCAGCGGTCGTAGAATCAAGGCGAAAGCCGGAGGTTATAGCGGCGGTCGTAGTCCTTATGGGTACAAGGTGGAAAATAGTCAACTTGTCATCAACGAGGATGAAGTGCCTATCGTCAAGGCGGTCTTTGAGGGCTTGGATGCAGGTCGTACCCTGTGGGACATCGCTGATGGTCTGACTGCCGCAGGTTATACTACTCGCAAAGGTACGCCCTTCCGTGAGTCCAATGTGAGAAGCATCCGGGATAACCGTCCTTTCTACGAGGGAATGTATAAGTACGGCAAGGATATGAATTGGGTCAAAGGCGTTCACGAGCCGATTCTCAAAAAGGAGGGCTAAACGATGATATGGGCGTTTAAGATGTTTTTCAAAATAATCGGGTATGTATTTATCTATACCTTTGCGTTCGTCATCACTCTTATTCTCTTGCCGTTCTACGGTATATACGCTTTATGCGGAGGAAAACTCCCTAAGCCAAAGAAAGCGAAAAAGGAAAATGATTCATGGCGCAGCCGTTTCGAGTGGGTTGCGGGTTATTTATGGGATTAAGGCTCTCGCAACAGGGCGATGAGTAACAGTCAACAGGGACTACCTTCGGGTAGTCCTTTTATTTTGGGAGGTAATGAAAGTGGATAACGCAAAACTCATATCCAAAATATTTTTTGAAATACAAAAAGACCCCTCTGACTACCGGGCATACGAGGATGTGTTCTCGCTTTGCCGCAGTATCGAGGAGTCCGACTTTAAGTTAGCGCATGACACCAATGCCGAGTTGCGGTCGTATATCAGCCGTGGAATGAAAACCTCGGCGTATGCAAAACTGTTTGACCTCTATCGGCGCAGTTTGCTATTCGATGCACCGTACAAGTTCGACAGTTATCTTCTCTACATCGAAATCAACCGAAAGCCGGAGGAGCGTTTTTATCAACCTCGCCGCCGTATTCTGAAACAGGTTGTGGATAACCTGCAAAAGCTCGTAGACGATGAACTCGATGAGCTATTTATCTCCATGCCCCCTCGTGTCGGCAAGACCACCATTCTGATGTTCTTTGTCACTTGGCTCATCGGGCGTAACAGTGAGTCATCCAACCTGTATTCTGCATACTCCGATACCATCACCAAAGCGTTCTACAACGGCGTGTTGGAGACAATTCAAGACCCTGTAACCTATCTGTGGAAGGATGTATTTCCTTCTGCGAAGGTGGTACAGACCAACTCTGCCGATGAGACCCTGAACATCGACCGCAAAAAGCGTTATCCCTCACTGACCTGCCGTTCTCTTTATGGTACTTTGAATGGTGCGTGTGACTGCAACGGTGTTGAAATCTCCGATGACCTTATCGGCGGTATCGAGGAAGCAATGAATAAAGACCGCTTGATGTCTGCATGGAGCAAAGTCGATAACAACCTACTTCCTCGTGCGAAGGAAAAGGCAAAAATCCTTTGGTGTGGTACTCGATGGTCTATGATTGACCCGGCAGGACTACGCATGGAGCTTCTGCAAAATGATGAGCGATTCAAGACTCGCCGTTTTGCGGTCATCAATCTGTCGGCACTCGATGAGAATGACGAGAGTCAATTCAATTACGACTACGGTGTGGGATTCAGTACGGAGTACTATCAGCAGCGAAGAGCTTCCTTCGAGCGCAATAATGACATGGCTTCTTGGGCGGCTCAGTATATGGGCGAGCCGATTGAAAGAGATGGTGCTTTGTTCACCCCGAATGACTTCCGCTATTACAATGGCGAACTCCCGACCGATGCCCCGCCTGACCGTATCTTTATGGCGGTAGACCCGGCTTTCGGCGGCGGTGACTTTGTTGCATCCCCGGTCTGTTATCAATATGGCGAGGACATCTATGTTCACGATGTGGTGTACGATAATCGGGACAAGAAGGTTACTCAACCGCTGCTCGTCAAAGCAGTCATGGAACATAATGTTCAGGCAATGCAGGTCGAAGCAAATAAGTCCACTGAGTCGTACAAGGAGGGCATTGAGGAAGAATTAAAGAAACAGGGCTATCGTCTGAACATCACAACGAAAGCCGCTCCTACCGACAAGGCAAAGTATCAACGCATTTTTGATAAAGCCCCGGACATCCGAGAGATGATGATTTTCAGAGAGCCGGGAAAACGGGATAAAGCCTACTCTCTCTTCATGCAGAATGTGTTTTCCTACAAGATGCTCGGCAAAAACAAAAACGATGATGCACCCGATAGCCTTACAATGGCTGTGAGCATGGTGCGAAATCCGATGGGGCGTTGTGAGGTTTTCCGAAGGACTTTTTGATTTTCTTGCTCTCCAATGGTTTATTTACACAAAACCACTTGACAAAGCTTTGGAGATATGCTATAATGGTATGTGTATAAGAATAGGTACTTGAAGGAGGTGGGCTGAGTGGCTATGACTCGTACATTGACAGGCAGAACTGTCATCTATACCGATGTGGATGTTATCGACAGAAGTAATGTCGTGGAAGTTCTGAACAAGGCTCTCGAAACTCACGATGTCAACAAAAACGACATTCAGTACCTTTACGACTATTACAAGGGCAAACAGCCCATTCTCGAAAGAGTAAAAGATATTCGCCCGGAAATCAACAATAAGTTGGTCGAAAACCGGGCAAACGAGATTGTGTCTTTCAAGGTCGGTTATCTCATGGGTGAGCCGATTCAGTATGTTTGTCGTGGTGGAAGCGATGAGCATTCCGAAGCTATCAATCAGCTCAACGAGTTTGTGTTCGCCGAGGATAAAGCTGCGAAGGATAAAGAGCTTGCCGATTGGTTTACCATTTGCGGTACTTCTTTCCGTATGGTACTCCCGGATGCTGTGGACGATGATGTTGACGAAGCTCCTTTTGAGATTTACACCCTCGACCCTCGATATTCCTTTGTGGTCTATCATAATGGTCTCGGCAACAAGCGCAAGATGGGTGTAAAGTACATCATCAAGCAGGACAACAGCATTGTGTATAGCGTATATACCGATGCAATGTACTTTGAAATCAAGGACGGTAGAGTCCTCAAAGCAGAGCCGCATTCTCTCGGATGTGTTCCAATCATCGAGTACCCGGCGAATACCGCTCGGCTCGGTGCGTTTGAGATTGTCCTCCCTCTCCTCGATGCTATCAATGAGGTCGGAAGTAACCGTCTTGACGGCATTGAGCAGTTTGTTCAGTCCATTCTTCTTCTCAAAGGTGTTGACATTGATTCCGATGACTTCAAGGCTTTGAAAGAAAACGGCGGTCTGAAAGTTCCGCTTGAAGGAGATGCAAAGTATCTCGTTCAGGAACTCAATCAGACTCAGACTCAGACCCTTGTCGATTATATGTATCAGACGGTGCTTACCATTTGCGGTATGCCTAACCGAAACGGCGGCAGCTCTACGAGCGATACCGGGTCGGCAGTCATTATGCGTGATGGTTGGTCTGCCGCCGAAGCGAGAGCGAAAGATACTGAGTTGATGTTCAAGATGTCCGAAAAGGAGTTTCTGCGTTTAGTTATCTCCATCGCAAATACTCTTCGGGATATGAACTTGAAGCTCTCTGCAATCGAGATACGCTTCACTCGCCGTAATTATGAGAACATTCAGGAAAAAGCACAGGTGCTTACTACGATGCTCTCGAACAATAAAATCCATCCTCGACTCGCTTTTGAACACTGTGGTCTCTTCGTAGACCCGGAACTCGCTTATACCGAAAGCAAGGAATACGCCGAAGAGCGTGAAGCCGAACTTCTGAAAGAGTTGGAAACTGACTCCGCTCACAAAGATGACGGTAGCGAGGATGATTCAGACGAAAGCGAGGATAATGATGACAACGCTGAAAGCGATTGACGGCTCTTGCGACAAGAACGGAGAGGTTGTTCTTCACCTGTTTCTGTCGGACGGAAGTCAGGAAACTTTTAAGTTGTCTCGTTCCGAGGTCATTGCTTTCCTCGACAAGGAGGTGTGAACGATGTACGAATATACCGATAAGGTCATCCGTTATATGCGGAAGAAGTTCATTCGGTTGTTCAATCGGTTCAACGGTCTTACCTCCTTTGACGAATTGAATGTTATTCAGTCCTCCAAATCTCTCTATGAAGAGTTGGAGAAAGTAACAGAAGAAAGTCTCCTTTTAATAGCCAAACGAGCCTATAAAGACCAAAGCGGCAAGTTTGCAGATGCAATCTCTGTCGCTTGGTTGCTCGGATGGTTGAACGACTACAACCCGGTAACGAAATATGTGTATATGCACGAAATCGAACGAAAGTGCGCTCGGTTTGCCGAGAGTGTTCTCGCAAGCGACAATCGTGCAAGAGAGGTTGAAACTGCTCTTCGTTATTGGTCTAACATGGTTACGCAGTATGCTATCGACATCACCGATAAGGCGGTCGAACAAGCCTATCTCGATAACGATGTCGAGAAAGTAGTATGGGTAACGATAAAGGACGAACGGCGTTGTGTTGAGTGCCGGAAGCGAGACGGCAAAATCTATGACATTGCAAAAGTACCGCCGAAACCTCACTTGGGGTGCAGGTGTTATCTTCTGCCATATTGGGGAGGTACAGACTGATGGCAACAGCAGTAATTGACTCGAAGCTGTTTACGGCTGAGGTCATTGAGGAGATTCAAAGAATCCTTAAACATGGCAACTCAGTTGAATTGAAGCGAGAAAACAACCGACTCGTGGTAGTCGAGATTCAACGAAAAGTGAAAATTAAGACCTCTGCAAATGGGTAGAGGGAAACAGCCAACAGGGGCTATGAGCGAAATGCTTGTAGCCCCTGTTCTTTTTGATATAGCAGCCGAAAGGCTTGATATATGAGAGTGAACTCTAAACGCAAGGGTCAGACAAGACCGTAAAACAGACAACAGTGCTGAGTGAACAGCCTTATTAAACGCAGGAGGTAATTGATATGGCAAAAATCGACATCACCAAAATCGAAGGGTATGACAAGATGACCCCGGAAGAAAAGCTCGCAGCTCTTGAAGCGTTCGAGTATGAGGACAACTCCTCTGAGTTGGAAAAGTACAAGAATGCTGCTTCTAAGGCAAACTCCGAAGCTGCTGAGTGGCGCAAAAAGCACAACGCTCTTCTGTCCGAAGAGGAACAGAAGAAACAGGCAAACGAGGAAGAGCTTACTACTCTTCGTGCAAAAGTCGAAGCAATGGAAAAGGAAAAGCTCATTGCCGGACACAAGGCTCAGTTCCTTGCTATCGGTTACGATGAAGCTCTTGCCGATGCTACCGCTAAGGCTTTGGCTGATGGAGATACCGCTAAGGTGTTTGCCAATCAGAAAAAGTTCCTCGAAACGCACGACAAAACTCTGAAAGCGGACTTGCTCAAAAAGACACCTGCTCCCCCTGCCGGAGACGGCGGGGATACGATGACTCTCGATAAACTGAGAAAAATGTCTCCGCAGGAGCGGTTTGAGTATTCCGAAAAGAATCCCGAAGAATACAAAAAACTTTATGGAGGTAATGAATAATGGCTAATACCGTATATCCGAATTTTTACCTGTCTAACGAGGTAGAAGACCAGTACAAGTCTCATCTCGACTTGCAGCAGTTCTGCACCGTTGACAATAATCTTGTCGGCACTCCCGGCATGATTCGCAAAATCAATGTCTATAAGGCTACCGATGGTACTGAAAAGCTCGCAATCGGTGCGGGTAACTCTAAGTCCATCGAGGTTGGCTACACCCCGAAGGAGTACACGATTCTGCTCGCTCAGAACAGATTCAAGTACTACGATGAGCAGGCTATGACCGACCCGCAGCTTGTTCCTGTTGGTACTCGTCACATGGGTACCGACCTGTTCAACACCGTGAACGCTGACATTTATGCGGAGTTTGCAAAGGCTACTCAGGTAGTTCTTGGCACGAAGTTCAACTTCGACATTTTCGCTGATGCTCAGTCTGTGCTTGCACTCGAAAACCTTGAAGATGTTACCATCTTTGCTTTCGTGTCTCCCGCCGATGTCGCTGACATTCGTAAGGAGCTGAAAGAGACCTTGCAGTATGTCGAAGCGTTCGCTAAGAACGGCTATGTCGGCACTGTGGCGGGTGTGAATATCTACACGAAGAAGGATGCAACTTCCGGCTCTATCTACATGGGTACGAAGGAAGCCGTCACTCTCTTCAACAAGAAGGGCGTTGAAATCGAGCAGGAGCGTGATGCCAATACTCGTGAGAATCGTATCTTCTCCCGTAAGTACTATCTTGCGGCTCTTACCAACGAGACGAAGGTTGTTAAGCTCTTTAAGGGTACTGCAACTGCCGCAACCGAAACTACGGTTACTGCGGGTACTACCTACTACAAGAAGGTAGGCAACGGCTATGTTGCGGTTACTCCCGCAACGGGCGATAACCCGAAGACCAGCGGTTGGTACACCATTGCGTAAAAAATGAAAGGAGGCAAGCAACATGGTATGGACTGACGAAGAAAAACTCACGATGCTCAAATCCCTCTTGAATGAGGAAAAGGGCGAGGAGACCGCAGACAGCGTGTTGCTTGCCTATCTTTCTTTGGCAGGTCGGAAGGTTATTCAAAGAGCCTATCCCTACCGAGATGATGTTGAGATAGTGCCGGACAAGTACGCAACCAATCAGGTTGAAATTGCTTGCTATCTTCTCAACAAGCGTGGTGCGGAGGGAGAGACCTATCATAGCGAAAATGGAATCAACCGCTCCTACGAAAACGCCGATGTGCCTGAGTCAATGCTATCGAGAGTACTTCCTTTTGCGGGGGTGCTGAAATGAGATGCTTACACCGAAATAAGCGAAAGTTCTACTATGCACTCTTCAAAGAAAAGGTTGCTATCAAAGATGAGTACGGCAATGACAGCGGTGAATACAAAGTGGTCTATGAGTCTCCCGTTGAGATGAAAGCCAATGTGTCAGCCGCTACGGGTGAAGCTCAGGTTGAGCAATTCGGTAACTCTCTTCTGTACGATAAGGTCATTATCACGGACGATGTTACCTGCCCAGTCGATGAACACTCTGTCCTTTGTATCGACTCTCTTCCCGCCTACGATAAGGACGGAAACCTGATTTACGATTATATTGTAAAGAAGGTCGCTCGGTCTCTCAACACGGTCTCATTTGCGGTAAGCAAGGTGGAAGTGTCGTGAAGAAAATCAAGTGTACTCTCGGAACGCTGCACAAGGCGATTGCCGAAATCGAAAGCTATCAAAAGGAGTTGGATGAAAAAGTCCATACACTTATGGAGCGGCTTGCCGAAATCGGAATCGAAGAAGCAACTGTACGGTTTGCGAATGCAATATATGACGGCACGAACGATGTGCGAGTGAACAACACCCCTGTTTGGATAGACAAAAACAAGTTGGCTATCTCCGCAACAGGTAAATCTATCACTTTCATTGAGTTTGGCGCAGGTGTGCATTACGCAGCCGAGAGTCATCCGAAAGCGGGAGACTTCGGTTTTACTCGTGGCGGGTATGGCTATCACTTAGGTAAGCTCGACTCGTGGCGATACTCAGGTAATCCCGGAACAAATGGTGAGGTCATCACTGAGGGCAAGCATCAAGGCGAAGTCAAAACATACGGTAATCCGGCAAACCGGGCGTTATATGATTCCGCTAAGAAAGTGCGAGAGCAAATAACAAAAATCGCTGAGGAGGTGTTCGGTAAATGATTGATGTGGAAAACGAGATTTTTACGAAGGTCGCTACCGAACTTCGTACTCAGTTCCCGAAGGTCAATGTTTATGGAGAGGATGTGCGTAGTCCTTCGTCTTTCCCATGTGTCAGCATCGTGGAAGCCGATAATTATACGGTTAAACGAACGCAAGACTCCGGGAGCAACGAAAATCACGCCAATCTGATGTATGAGGTCAATGTCTACTCGAATAAAACGAGCGGAAAAAAGACCGAGTGCAAAGAAATTATCGCCGTCATTGACAATATTCTCTTGGGTCTTGGGTTTACCCGCACAATGAAAAACCCTGTTTCGATGGACGATGCCACTATTTATCGAATGGTTACTCGATATACGGCTATCGTCTCTACCAATCAAACAATTTACAGGAGGTAATAAGTAATGGCTATTTCCACTTACAAGGTCTTTCTGATGAAGAAAGCCGCAAGCGGCGGCACTTATAGCAAGGTCGTTGACATCAAAGACTTCCCCGACCTCGGCGGTGCGCCCGAAATGCTTGAAACCACAACCCTTTCGGATGGTATGCAGACCTACATCCCCGGCATTCAGTCTCTTGAAGCGTTGGAGTTTACCGCCAACTACGACAAGGATGACTATGCTACTCTTTCCGCTATGAAGGACACCGAAACGGAGTTCGCCGTTTGGTTTGGCGGTACTGAGTCGAACGGTGTTGTCACGCCTACCGGGTCTGAGGGCAAGTTCGAGTTCAAGGGTAAGCTCAATGTGTTCGTTGTGGGCGGCGGCGTAAACGAGGTGGTCGATATGACTATCACCATCGCTCCTTCCACTCCCATCACCGTAGCTTCTGCCTAAGACCGTGAAACAAGGAGGAATGTATCATGGCTAAGACTATCAACTTTACCTTTGAGGGTACGGATTATACTCTCGAATACACGAGAGCTTCTGTGGCAGCTCTTGAAAAACAGGGGTTTAACATCGGGGATATTTCCGATAAACCTCTTACCACTCTTCCCGCCCTCTTTGCAGGAGCGTTTCTCGCTCACCATCGTTTCGTGAAGCGTGAAGTCATCGACCGTATTTTCGAGAAGATGACAAATAAGATGGACTTGGTAATGCGACTCGCTGAGATGTATAACGAGCCTATCGAAGCACTTGTCGATGAGCCGGAGGAGTCCGAGGGAAACTTGACTTGGGGAACGAGTTGGTAAGTGACTCGCAACCCCACCGGGGCGGCGAATCGAAAGGGTTTGCCGCCCTTTCTTATACTGAGGTGTTCTACAATCACTTACCATACTACTTGGCTATCGGCATGACCCCTGAACAGTTTTGGGATGGAGATTGCCGATTGACAGAGAGTTACCGAAGGGCTGACGAGTTAAAGCAGCGGCGAAGGAATCAAGACCTTTGGTTACAGGGAATGTATTTTTACGAAGCTCTGTGCGATGTATCTCCTATCCTTCAAGCCTTTGCGAAGAAAGGCACGAAGCCTACTCCGTACTCTCCTGAGCCGTATGCCGTTACCGAAAAGCAGGTCAAAGAAAAGAAGGAACGACAAGAACGCCTTAGATACGAAAAAACAAAGGCAAAAATGGCAGCGTGGGCGGCAAAGACCAATACACAGCTTGCTATTCGAGCCGGGAAGGAGGTAGACGGTGGATAACACGATTGACACCTTACAAATCGAAATTGAATCTTCGACTACCGATGCACAGCGTGGGTTGACGAAGTTGAAGAACTCCCTCCAAAAGCTGATTGAGATGAGTAACGCTGTTGCCAATATGAACAGCGATGGTATCTCTAAGTTAAAGGAAATGGCGCAGGGTGTTGAGTCCCTTGCAAATGCCGGGAGCAATCCCGGTCTGAGTGCCGCCGTTTCCGAACTGAGAAAGCTCTCGAAGATTGACTTCTCTAACCTCGGTGCGGGGTCTGAGAAAATCTCTGAAATTGCCGATAAGGTCGGTGAAATTACAAACGCAAATCCGACCTCTACCATTACTCCTCCCGAAACTTCTACCGAAACTGTCCCTATCGCTCCGAGTGTGGATGTTGAGGAGACGAAAAGCAAGCTGTCGCAACTCAAAAACTTTGCAGCCAACATCTTTTCCTCTATCAAAACCGGGGCAACCACCGTCTTTGGCGGGGTAGCAAAGGTTATTGGCGGTGCGTTCAAGGGCATTGTGACGGTTTTTCAAAAGCTCGGCAGCGCAGCTAAAAGTGTGTTCGGGGCGATGAAAAAGCTCGGCAGCTACATCGGTGGGAAACTCAAAGGCGCAGTAGGCGGTGCGACTAAGAAGTTCAGCGGATTTATTCGCTCTATGGGTCGTGTTGCTATGTACCGGGCTATTCGTTTCATCCTGTCTCAAATTGCAACCGCATTCAAGGAAGGAACGAACAATGTATATCAGTACAGTAAAGCCATTGGCGGCAACCTTGCGTCCTCTATGGATAGGATTGCATCGAGCTTTCTGTACTTCAAAAACTCCATCGGTGCGATGGTTGCTCCGCTCATCAACGCTCTCGCTCCTGCAATTGAGTATGTGATTGATAAAGCCGTGGCTCTTATCAATGTGCTGAATCAGTTGTTCGCAAAACTCTCCGGGGCGAGTACTTGGACGAAAGCCGTCAAGACTCAAACCGAGTATGCCGAAGCCGCAGGTGGTGCAGCGGAAGCCGCAAAAAGCCTTACCGCAGGTTTCGATGAACTGAATGTCCTCTCCGACAGCGGAGGTGGCGGCGGTGCGGGTGGCATGGACTACGGTTCTATGTTCGAGGAAATGCAGCTCGACAGCGACTTTGCAAAATGGATAGACCAAATCAAGGAAGCTATTGCAAACGGCGATTGGGCGGGTGTTGGCAAAATCCTCGGAGATAAAGTCAACGAGCTTATCGACAAAGTAGACTTTGCAGGTATCGGAGACAAGTTGGGCTACGGTATTCAGTCTGCTTTCGAGGTACTGTATAACTTCCTCGACACTATCAACTTCGATAAAATCGGGGCGGGTATCGCAACTACCCTCAATCACATGATGGAGCAAATCGACTTCGGCTTGGTTGGAAAAACCTTTGCGAAGAAGTGGACGATTCTCGTAGATACCCTCTACGGGTTTGTAACGACCTTCGATTGGACGAAGTTCGGTCTTGCAATCGCAGACTTTATCAACGGTTGGTTTGAGGAGATTGACCTCACAAAAGCCGTTCAGACAGCGCAGGAACTTATTCTCGGAATCTTCGAGAGTATGTCTCAGGCAATTCGTAATGTCGAGTGGTACAAAATCGGCACACAGATTATGGATGCCATTGAGTCGATTGATTGGATGTCTCTGCTCGGAGACCTCGGTACGCTTCTCAGCGATGCCGTTGTCGGTCTACTTGACCTGCTGCTCGGAGTGGTCGGTGAAACCGATTGGGGTAAGGTCGTACAAGACATTTGTGCGGGTATCGGTAATATGCTCGCCAACATCGAGTGGGGCGAAATCCTCGCCAAAATCGGCGCATTGGTGGTTGAACTTGTTGTTCAGCTTCCGGGCATTATTGTCGGTGCGTTGGGCGGTATCGCAGACATCTTAGGCGGTCTCTTCGAGGGCTTTGGTCTCGACAGCGTGGCAGGTTTCTTCTACGGTATCGCTGATACTTGGCACAACATTGTCGAGTTCTTCTCTGAGAAATTGGAGGGTATCAAACAGGCTTGCTCTGATGCTTGGAACGCCATTAAGAGTACCGCTTCTACGGTGTGGGGCAACATCAAGAGCTTCCTCTCGACCACTTGGGACGGTATCAAGTCTACGGCAAGTACTGTTTGGAACAACATGAAAACCACCATCTCTACGGCATGGGATAATGTTAAGACCAACACCTCAACTGCGTGGACGAACATCAAGACTTCGCTCTCGACCACTTGGGACGGTATCAAGTCTACGGCAAGTACTGTTTGGAACAAC